GGCGGCCGTGTCTGCCATTTTCACCACGGGGGGCCCTGCTATTTGGGGTCAACGAGCGGACGGGCCGAATGGTGACGGCCCGACCCCCGAACGAGTGAATCGCCATAACCCCTGATTTGCCTCGGCTCCCGCGCGCCCACGGCATTCCACATCCCGAAGGCTATTCGAGCGAGCGGAGCACCAAGCCCATGCCGACCAAGACGTGCGCGGTACAGGTGAAGGCCACCGCCGCTGACGACACCAGCCTCGCCGAGGGCCAATTCACCGCGCTGGCCTCCGTATTCAACAACGTCGACGCCGTCGGTGACGTCGTGATGCCCGGCGCGTTCACCGACGACCTCAAGGCGTGGAAGGCGTCCGGCGACCCGATCCCGCTGTTGTGGGGCCATCAGATGCAGGATCCCGACCTCAACATCGGGTCGCTGCTGGAAGCCCACGAGTCGGACCACGGGCTACAGATCACGGCGCAGCTCGACCTGGAAAACCCCAAGGCCATGCAGGTGTACCGGCTGCTCAAGGGCAAGCGTGTCAGCAAGATGTCGTTCGCCTACGACGTGCTCGACGGGGCCCCGGCCGAACGCGACGGGACCAGCGTGTACGAGCTGCGCAAGCTCAAGCTCCACGAGGTCTCCGTCGTGCAGGTCCCCGCGAACCCGGCCGCCGCGATCCAGCGGGTCAAGGCCGCCGCGGACCAGCGCAAGACCCGCCGTAAGGCCGCCACGAGCGACCCGCAGCTCGCCGTCCTGCTCGGCCAGGCGGACCAGGCCATCGACTCCGCGATGGACGCCGTCTCCGCGGCCGACTCCGCGATGGACGAGGTACTCGACCTGCTCAGCCTGCCCGACACCGACCCCGACGAACCCGCCGAGGACGCAGCCGACGACCCGAAGTCCGGCGGCCCGGCCGGCAAGGCGGGACGCACCCTGTCAGCCAAGAACGAGTCGACGCTACGCGCCGCACTCGACCAGATCGCCGGGGGCATGGCCGACGTCAAGTCGGTCCTCGACTCCCTGGACAAGAGCAACGACGGCAAGGCCAATCCAGCCCAGCCCGCTACCGCCGAGGAGCCCTCCGGGGCCAAGACGGATTCGCCAGCATCCCGGCCCGGACCCGCCACGTCTCGTCTGCGCACCGCCATCGACCAGCTCTCGGCCGATGTCCTCTCGCACACAGACTGAAGAGGGATAACCCCAGATGAACACTGTAGACAAGCTGCTCGGGCGGCTCAAGGACTGCCTCGGCAAGGCTCAGGCCATCGCGACGAAGGCCGACGAAGAGCAGCGCGACTTCACCGACGCCGAGCGCACCGAGGTCGCCGCGCTGATCAACGAGTCCGGCACGATCAAGACCGAACTCAAGACCGCGAAGGCCGACGCGAAAGTCCGCGCCACTCTGGCCGACCTGGGCAGCGACCTCGACGACGACCAGAAGACCGGCGGCAGCGTGCCCGACGCGCGGCGCTCCGGCAAGTCCCTCGGGCAGACCTTCACCGAGTCCGCCGAGTTCAAGGGCCTCCTCGACTCCGTACCCGGCGGCCACTTCTCCAAGGAGCACCGGGTTCAGACCCGGCCGGTCGCCGTGGACAGCCTCCTGCAGAACGGGTCGAAGGCCCTGGTGACCGGTTCGTCGCCCACCTCGGGCGGCTCGCTGATCCTGCCCGACCAGCTCGGCCTGATGGTCGGGATGGACCCGTTCCAGCGCCCGCTGATGCTGCGGCACCTGGTCACGTCCGGCACCACCACCACCGACCTCATCGAGTACGTGCGGGTGACCGGCACGACCAACAACGCGGCGCCGGTCGCGGAGGCCACCAACACCTCCAACGGGGTCAAGCCCGAGTCCGGGATCGCCACGGTCAAGGTCAACACTCCGGTGCGGACCATCGCGCACTGGATCCCGGTCACCAAGCGGGCCCTCTCCGACGCCGCGCAGATCCGCACCCTGATCGACAACTTCCTGGAGTACGGCCTGGAGGAGGAACTCGAAGACCAGATGGTCTCCGGGGACGGTACCGGCGAGAACTTCACCGGTCTGGCCAACACCTCCGGCGTGCAGCAGCAGGCGTACGACACCAGCGCGCTGCGGACCTTCCGCAAGGCCAAGACGCTCGTGCGCACCGTCGGCCGGTCCATCCCGACCGGCTACGTGGTCAACCCGCTCGACGTCGAAGCCCTCGACCTGCTCCAGGACCAGATCGGCCGTTTCTACTTCGGCGGCCCGCAGGGCACCCTCAACAACGCCGGACTCGCCGGGCCGACCACGAACCCGCTGTGGAACCTCCCGGTGATCGAGTCGGAGGCCACCCCGGCGGGCACCGCCTGGGTGGGTGACTGGCGTAAGGCGATCCTCTGGGACCGCGAGCAGTCCTCCATCACGCTGTCCGACTCGCACGCGTCGTTCTTCGTGCAGAACCTCGTCGCGATCCTGGCCGAGATGCGCGCGGCGTTCGGCGTGATCCAGCCGTCCGCGTTCGTCCAGATCGACCTCACCCCGTAAGGGCTGGTGACGGCCCGTGTACCCGAACCCGTACCAGTACGAGCGGTCGTGCACGGGCCTGATCGAGGCTGACCGCTGCCCCATCTGCGGATCGTCTGGCGACTGCCCGGATGCGGCAGCGGTCCCCATGCCGTTGCCCCCGGTCGACCTCGACGACGTCGACGACGTCGACCCCACCCCGCTACGGCCGTACACCGTCACCGTGTATGGCTTCCGCACCCTCATGCGGCTCAACGACTCCGACGCGGCCCGCTACGGCGTCGCCGCCGTCCTCATTCCGTGACCGACCGGAGGCAGGCCCATGCACGTCGAACTACGCCTCTACGACGTGACCATCGGTGCGCACAAGACGCGTATGCGCCTCGATGACAACGACGCGCGGGAAATGGGTGATGCCGCCGTCCTGGTGAGCGAACCTGCGCAGCAGACGCCGCACCCCGCTCCGGCACCGATCGACACCAAGGCGCGGCGCTCAACCCCGAACAAGATGCGCGACACGAACCGCAGCGCGGCAGGTTCCTGACCATGCCACCTATCGGACCCAACGACCCGGCCACCGCGTACCCGCAGGGCCTCGACCTCGGCGACGGGGCGCGCCGATACACCCACGCGCAGCCCACACCACAGGCCACGTGGACCGTGAACCACGGACTCAACGGCATCCCCGCAGTGATCGCCCGGGACGGATCCGGGGTGCTCGGCTGCGAGGTCGTCTACTCCGACGAGAACACCGTGCTGCTGCAGTTCTCCCAGCCCACCGCGGGCACCGCCCAGCTCATTTTCTAGAAAAGGGAAACGTTCATGGCTATGCGTTACGGGCAGACCCTCGACCTGCGGCAGAACCAGATCAAGAACGTCGGCGACCCGTCGATGACCTCGGACGTCGCCACGAAGGGCTATGTCGACTCGATCGCGATCGGCCTCACCTGGCGGCCCCCGGTACGCGCTGCCGCGGTCGGCAACGTCAACCTGACCGCGCCGGGCACCATGGACGGGGTCACCCTCGCCGACGGCGACCGGGTGCTGCTCATGCACCAGAGCACCTCGTCCGAGAACGGCCTGTATCTGCTGTCCGGAACCGCCCTGGTCCGGGCCGGTGACGCCCTCAAGCCGGGCACCGCGGTCGTCGTGAACGAGGGCAGCGTCTACCACGATCAGGCGTTCGTGATGTCCGGCGACGACCCGTTCACCGCCGGTGTCAGCGCGCAGACCTGGACCGTCTTCAACGCGGGCGGGGTACCGGTCTACACCGAGGGCGACGGCGTCGACATCACCGGCTACGTCGTCACCGCGCTGCCCGCCCCCAACGGCGGTATCGCCGTCACCGGCGCCGGGATCGCCGCGGTCACCGACGCGTCCGGCGGCCTGACCGTCGGCGTCGGCGGGCTCAAGGCCGTCGCCGACCCCGCCGGTGGGCTCTCCGTCGGGGCTGCCGGGATCGCCGCGGTCGCGAAGCCCGCCTCGGGCATCGCCGTCGACGCCACCGGCGTGCAGACCGTACTCAACCCCGCCGGAGGTCTGGCCGCCGACGTGTCCGGCGTCCGCACGGTCCCCGACCCGGCCGGTGGTCTGGCCGTCGGCGGTGCCGGCGTACGAGCGGTC